TGTCAATCGCATCAGAAGCATCAAAGTCGTCTGGGTTGACGTAGATAATACGTCCCGTACGGGACGTAATAATATTCTTTAACCTAGTTAGTGACATTACCTATTTACGTGCTTTTAGTTATTTATTGATGGAATCTAACCTGAACCACCGCCACCAACTGTAGCAGCAGGATCGAAGACTCTTGTAACAAAGGATGTAGAAGTATCCTCAAAACCAATCAAACTAAATGCATTGTTTTGTGAATTACTCTCTATCACCAATCTTTCACCAGGTCCAATTACCAGAGAGGTAATCTTAATTACATTATTTGCAGCATTATCTTGATTAATGTAGAGATAATTTTCATTCTCTACAGCAGTAGTTGCAACACCAACACTACTTACAGTTACCGTATTCCTTGTAGTAGAACCAACTTTCGGATTATCCCTGAAAGTATTAGTACCTGCAAAATCAGCAGAGTTAGTACCCTTGACGACATATGCAGTTGTACCACTATAACTACGGATGTATCCATAAGGACCAGCAGTTACAGAAGATACTGTATATGTTGTACCACTATGAGTGAACTGATCTGAACCACCTGACCAATCTCCCTCAATGTCATAAACATATAATGAATCATATGAATATTCAGTTGAAGTTGTTAGTAGACGATCTGATCCACCATAGTTAGCATTGGCAGCAGTACCAGTACCACCATCATAGTAGTAATAACTTGATGATAAACTGGAATTCGCTGAAAGATCATATTGAACATACGCACCACTGGATCCAGCAGTACCATTGGTCGTTTTACCAGTAGTATATTCAGTACCATCATCAGAGTTACCAAATGTACCATCAGGACCCCACTCACCATTAACAGTAGTAGATATATGGAAATCTCTACCACTCATTGAAGCATCAGCAACGTTGAAACGATATGCTCTGTCACCAAATACTGTGAAATTAGTACCTAAGTAAAGGTCGTATGTACCACCAGCAGTTGTTACTGAGAAAGCAAATTCATTATTTGCTGTACCAACACCACCAGATGCAATAGTACCAGTAGCACCACCAGATGCAGTTACAGAATCACCTGCAACAAATTCTGCTCCAGATCCAGCAAGTGTTGTAGGTCCGATATAAACATTAGTTGTACCAGATCCTACTGCTGCTGCATATATTGTTGCTGTTGCTGTATTACCACCACTTCCCTTAACTATAGTCTCTCCAACTGCGGGAGTACCACTAACTGATTCTAATGTTATCTGACGAATAGCAAATGTTTTTACGAATATTTCTGTATATGGTGCAATGTAATACGATTCAAACTTAAACGACTTTTCTCCAGTCGTTGATGTTAATAATGTACTACCTGCTAATGTTGCAGCAGCAGGTACAGGAGTGTTAAGATTTACCCTATATCCTGAAACTATATCACCTTTATGTAATGCATAAGTTGATGCATCTAAAGTTAATTTTTGATCATAATCTTTAAGAGCGAGATCCCATTGGGATGCCGATCCATCGTTTGCAATATTTAATATAGCACTTGCGGAAGCGTCAATAGGTGCAGCATACAGGACTGTGTTCGTCGTACCTGCAGGTTTCGCTTGTGCTAAGAGTCCTTGATCTGCCATTGTTAATTAGAATCCAGCGTAAAAGAATTGTTGTTGTCTTGTTAACCCAGTAAGGTTGTTTGCTCCAATACCAGCACCAAATGTAACATCTTCAAGAGTTACGTTTTCAGTAGACAATAGTGTAGCATCAGCATCTGGGAACTTAATAGTTCGAGGACCAGTGATCCCTTCAGCAGAAAGAACAACTGATGCAGCGACATTAGTTGAATCTTTCAACGACATGTTATACATTGATTTATAGTATAACCCTTGGTCGCCTCTTTCAGTAACTATTACGTTATGGTTACCAGATCTATTTAGGTTATTGGTTGGAGGAACCTGAAAACTCTCATTAGATAATGTGTTCTGATTACTTACATCAAATGTAATCTTTTTAGTTACATCAGTTGTATCTGCAAGTTGCAATGCCTTGATACTTTTGTTACTCATAATCTGAGTAGTATCTTCCATTACAACAGTACCACTCTGATCAGGCATTGTTATAATCCTGTTAGAGGTTACTGCATCAGTATTCCACTGAACAGATGCTGTTGCAGACTCTGCGTTAGCAGCAAGTTTCAAATTAACGAAAGTCTTGCTTAATGCAGTTTGTTCTGCCTTAGTATCAAGTAAAGTAGATGATGTAGCAGTTGGTTCAGAAGTTGTAGTTACTGATCCAGCATCAGGTAAGAAATAAGAACGACGAGCACCTGAAGTAGTTGCCCAGTTAATCTGGAAAATTGCTTCTTCAGTCCCGTCAACGATAACAAAGTTATTCTCATTAATAAGAATAGTTTTATTAGTCAATGTTTGTTGTGTATCAGCACCAACAAGTGTAGTACCGTTACCAGAGGTAATAGCAGGTAATGTCATGATTCTGGTATTAGTACCAGTACCAACATTACTTACTTCAAATCTTGCTTTTGGTCCTTGTGCATCTTCCAATATGAAAGATCCATCTTCCATCAAGAATTGTCCCGTTACTTTAACAGCACCCGTACCTTTCGGTGCGAGAACAATATCAGTATTGGTTGCAACGTCATCTTGTGCAGTAATGTATAATGATGTGCTACTGTTACCGTTATCAATACGAGAACAATAGAAACCACCATCACCAAATGCGATACCCAATTGATCGTATGCTGTTTGATAGAAACCAGTGTCTCTGTCCAAATCAAAAGCTATACCTGGTGCTGCTTTTGTACCTTGCGATACTCCTCTAAACAACTGATTAACTTTTGCTTTTCTATTAGGAATCAATGGGTCAGACACCACAACAGGAAGAATCGCTTCTCCCGACAGGTTAGCGTCCGAAATCGTTTCCAGTTGTGAAATCTTCTTAGTTGCCACGAATCATCATACGTTTTCCTACAGATCTATTTATACTGATATCACCTGAGTAACTTCAGGAAATCTCTCTTTAACTAATCGTTCGATACCCATAGTCATAGTCTGAGCACTCATAGAACATCCTGCACATGCACCCAACAATCTCACCATTACAATTGGTCCCTCTTTAAGGTAATCTATTGCAACATATTCAAGGTATCCTCCATCTGCTTCAATGAAAGGACGTATCTCGTTAAGTACGTTGTTAACGTTTAAATCATTTAGTTCCATATTCTTTTTAATTGTCTTACATCAGTAACACCAAACTGTGCCTTACATACATTCTCTGCATCTTCTCTAAGATTAGATACAGACAAAAATTCTACCTTCTGTAACCTATTAGAAGGTAATAAGATGTATGCTTCCCATCTAATAGGTTTCATGGAGTACAGAATAGTATGTTGTTTATATAATTATTTGCCCAGTCTTTATCAAACCAATTAGAAAGAACTGCTAATGTCTTAGGATTCTTTCTCTGTTGTATAGAGTATCTAATTTGGTCTGCCATCCTTTGTGCTGTTGTTAATGGTGATCCTTGTTGTGCAACCTTAACAGCATCACAGTATATAATAAGGTATTCCATTAAAACATCAAGGAATTTTCTTTGTTCCTCAACTTGTCTTATACGTTGAAATTTCATATAAGGTGAAAATATATCACCCCATTCTGGTAAAGGACGAGGTTCATTAAAATTAAATACATCACAAATAGGTTTTACCCTTTCATAGATGTAATTTGATCCACTAATAGGAGATATATCAACTATTGCAGCAGTAACCATTGACGGTGTAGCAATAATATCACATCCAAATATAGGAAGAACGTACTTAGGATCTGGAAAGTATACACAATGTAATACATCCAGTTTTCCTGCCTTAGCAACTTCTAAATGAATCTTGCGAAGACCAGTACATTTCCTCATCTCATTAGAAATGTAAAGATCCTCCTTAGTTAACTCAGGGAAGTCATTATCTAAACATTCTATATTAGGTAAGTCATTCCAAGAGGTGCGAATTACCTTTGCCAAATCATCAACAATAGTCACTATAGTATTATTGCTCCAATAACGAATCCTTTTGCAAATGCAAGACAAAGCATTTGATAGTCTGTGAGTGAAAATTTATCTTGGATTTTTTTTGCGACTTTTTTGTCCCACTCTTTAAGATTATATACTGCTTGTTTAATTTTTTTCATTTTGTCTCCTTATGTTTTATATCATATTCGATAATAATTTTTTTAGAAGACCTACCAATACTATTGAGTGTATTGGTTCTTTCGCAGGTACCACCAAGTAGGGATGCAATTTGCAAACACTCGGATACTAATTCACCCTCATCCATGAGAGTGAATCTATCTTCTTCACTGGTCACCTTTCGCCTCACGCATACTCTGATGTAATCTATCTAGTGCTTTTCGCACTTCATCAGTCTCTTCCCATTCCCAAGTTTCTTCACGCCCCTTCTTGTCTATCTTCTTTAATTGTTTCTTCGTCATGGAGTTTCTTCTCCTGCTTGATACGTCTCTTAATCATCTTAGCATACTTAACATCATCTGTCGAGTACCATTCTGGATGTTCTTTAGCCCTCTTGATAATTAACTTCGCTGCCTTCTTGTCCTTCATTAAGGTTTTGTACCTTTTCTTTACTTCTGAAGTAAGTATTTATAACATCAATTTGATCCTGATACTTAGCGATCATGTTGATCTCTTCTTCAATCGCTTCCACCACATTAGAGTGTTCACCTATGCCTACAGGGTTAGCAAGATAAACTTCTACATTTGCTCTATGCTTTGCAATGTCACCTTGAGCATGTGCTAATAATGCATTAATTAATTGTTTTCTCATTAGTATAAATTCTCCTCTTGTTCAGTTAATAATGTAACATCTGAAGTAGGTTGTGCTACACATGTTAACACATATCCTGCTTCTAATTGATCGTCATCCAAAAAGGATTGCTCTTCTTGATCTACTGTTCCTTCTATAATCTTCATAGCACATGATGAACATGCACCAGCACGACAAGATGAAGGATGATCTAAACCTGCTTCTTCTAATGCTTCTAAAATAAATGTATCTTCAGCACATTCAAATGTTTCCTTAGATCCGTCAGGGGATTGAAGAGTAATCGTTGCCATAGTAGTAAATTCCCAACCGTATTATATATCACACTTATTGCGAATAAATGATACACTATTGAGAATGGATCTCATCTACTCTTGCAACAAACTTCCAGTTCGAGTTCTTGCTGCAACAAACATATTCTCTATCTCAAGAACATAGTTGCTATTAATAAGGACACGCTTTGTTTCCGTTACTTCTTCCGAATAAAATTTCGGAGGTTGAGGGTCATGTAGGTTATCTCCAGACATCTTTGTATTAGTTAAATTTCTACATACTATTTTATATGGAAATCCTAACAAATGACGTTTATTTTATAATATCTTTCGTTTTATGCAACGTTGCGTAATTTCTTTAAAAATCTCTTATTACGCTTCTTAATTTGACGCAAACGAGCAGACGCAAGACGAGATTTAATATTTCGTCCCTGCTTCCTAGGAGTTTCATGGCGTTTAAGACGCATCGGTCTGCCTGTTTACTATGGTGAGTATAGGATATTTATGCTACTTTGTCAACTTTTGCTTCTTCTGGAGTAGACTCCATAAATTCTTTCTTAAACTCTTCCACCTGTGAAATTACCTCTTGATCTATTGGAGGTCCATGTTGTAAAAGAGGTGATAATAGTACTGTACATCCATCTGGACGCTTAATTCTCCATACAGTACGATTCCTTTCACACATGGTAATGAGAAAGGGTAAGTTACTTTGTGCTTCTTCTTCGGTTATATCTTGTATATCGGTCATTGGATAACTGCCTCCTCGACAATATAGGTAACCTCCACACCGTAAGGAAGTACCTGCTTGATTAATTCTACTGTCTCAGCAAATCCCTGAGATCCTTCATCATCCCATTTCCAATTAATGATCTTATTGTCACCTTCATCCGAGATCAGAGTAATCTGTCTCTTAGCAAAATTAACAATGACTTCTTCAAGAGCTTCGTCATCCATAGGAACCTCGTTTATATACTCATCATACCACAAGTCGATCAGGATGTCAACCTAATTCAAGAAGATAGTTGCAGCAGTCAGTTTCATAACTGCCCCTGCAGTTAGATTCATAGCAGCACCCGCTTTTATAGACGCTGCTGCAGATGCTTGCATGTAAATTAATCCAGCAGCAACATTAACGTTATATGCACCTGTAAGTACATTCATATTATATCCAGTAACACCACATGTGGCAGAAATTGGTCCAGAAGGATTCCTTATAACATGCCTTGGAATAGCATCAGTTGCAGATCCAGCAGGAAGCATTGTTGTAACATCAGATCCTCCAATAAATCTTCTAATACCAGATACAGCAGCAGGTCCCATTGGAGGGAAGTTAATCATCTCATAAAGACTAGTTGCAAACAATTCAATAGAGTTGTCACCAGCAATCAATATTTCTCCACCAGCATATTTCTGTACTGTTGAGGAACATTCCATTGAACTACCAGTGATCTTAGTAGACTGTGAACCAATATCAAGTTCTGCTCCTTGGAAGGTTATCTTAGCACCTGCGGAAGCAATATCTACATCAGAACCAAAGTTGATTGTATGCTTTTGAATCTTAGTATTCTTCTTATCACCTTTTCTATCAACTGACTTAGGTGCACCCTGAGCATTCATAAAGAAACCACCACCAACATCCAAATGACAATCACCAGTAACTTTAAGGAAATAGTCACCATGAACTGTTTCTACCTTATCCTTCTCAATGTTTATACAATCATCACCTTTAACATCCTGTGTACGATTACCTGCCCAAGTAATATGGTCAGCAACTAAGTTACCTCTATCACCTGAATTAGTCTTACCATTAGTTTTAGTATATGCTTCTTTAGTTTTCTTAATTAATGAATTTCTTACAGCAGTAGTCAGTCTTTCACCTATCTTCTCCTCTTCCTCTCTAATCTTTTTCTTTGCTGCTGCTTCTGCTCTCTTACTGTTATTACTATTAACAGAGAAGTGAGTTGAACCACTAGCTAGTCTCTTCTGAGTAATCTGACCACCTGGATTACCTATGTGTAAATCATAAGCACCATCTAAGAAAGTTTTTGCAGCAGTTAGATAAGGATCTGCCTCTTTTATAAGAGTATCAAAAAGACTACCACTCTCTTTAGCTTTACCACCACTACATGATGGTCTACCACCACCTTTTATATTATCAATATTTGCTAATTCTTCTGGTGTACAATGTGTTACACCTAATAATGGATACCAACCAACAGTATCATTACCACCATCAGGTTTTCTTCCACAATCACTTGCAAGGAATCCAATAATCATTGAAATGATTCCTGTTATACTTGCTTTACCATTCTTAATAAGGTCAAACCCTTCAGCAAATATTTCAGAACCTTTTTGCCATGTATCAATAATCTCCTTTGCTTTACCTACACTATCAACAATACCCTTAACCTTATTAACAACACTAAGAATGCTATCGATCATTGACTGAACGTTACATACAATACTATCAATAGTATCTTGAACGCTTTGTACAACAAATGCTACCTTATCAATTACACCCTGAAGCATAGAATTCAACTTCTCTTGAATCATTGCCATAGGATCTGCTATCCAAGACAAGATATTAGAGTCAAGCATACACAAAGCTTTTAGTATCATTTGTACTGCTGTCTTAATGATACCGAATATCACCATCGGTGCACCAGTCTTCGACCCAAGAATACTCACAAGTTTTAGTTGATCTGCCAGATTAGCTAATGCCTGACGCATTGCAGATACAACTTGAGCAAATATAGCACCCAAGAAATTCTGAATCTTAACTGTAAGTTCCTTTGCTTGTACTAATTTACCACTAACAACATCAATAAAATCACCATCCTCACCCTTAATTAAAGTACCAGCACTATCAGCAAGATCTTCTACAAGATAATTTAACTGATACTCCATCGTCTTCCAAGGTCCACCTACACCATTAGCAGCAGGTCTTGGTTGTGATGATAATTTTGGTGCTATGTTACCCAGACCTTTATTGGATATATTGTTAGGACTCGCAGGACCATTAGGTTCTGCTTCATTAAAATCAATATTGACACTACTATTACTATCACCCTTATGATAACCTTCTGCTTCAGTTTCTGCTAAGGACTCGTTTGGATATAATGGATGTGTTGCAGCAGGAGTAGGTGCAATTCCTGGTTCCATCCTCTTACCAGTAAAGGCAAATTTCTTATCTGTCTTAGTCTTATCAGACTTCTGAACTCTTAATACACCAATGACAATAGGCATTTGAGCACTATCACCATCCATAAAAAATCCCATGACAATAGCACCTGGTTGTAATTGACCAGATGATTCACCTTGCTTATCATTACCCGCTTGTGCGGTATGTTGCATTACAGTAGCCCAAGGAAGATACTTAGTAGGAAGATCTGCTGTAGTACCACCTCGTACGTTGGTATAATATCCCAACACACGACACTTAACCCTACCTAACTTCATAGGATCTTCGTGGTCTTCTACTTCACCAACCCACCAGTAAAATCCGTCCTTTCCAACGAAATTAATCGACGGTTCTGAGGTTATGCCATCAATGGTGTCAATTGCCATATTATTATTGTACCTTATGTTTTATTTATGTGACACGAACAAACTTGTATGTTCCATCATCACCCCAAAGGACATTGCCCTCAGAATCTGTTGACTTATCCTTAGTGAATAGTTTATTACCATAAAGATGTAATTCAGCATGGACATTAGTTTCTTCTCCATCCTGATCTATTTTACTATCAAATGATCCAGTCCACTTAGTACCATCCCACCCCAGTCTCATATCACAATTATCAAGTCTTTTCCAATTAGTATATGTTCCACCGTGATGTTCAAGAACTACTTCTACGTCAGATACTATTACTAGTTTCTTCTGTACCTCAAGATAAGGATCAGGTTCATCTCTATAATGATACGCAGCATGATATAATCCCAATCCTCTACCAGGTTTCCTTGTCCAATGTAAAGTTACCTGTCTAAACCCAGTAGGATTTGACTGTGCCTGAGATTTATTACTCCAAGTGCCCAGAAGAAATGCTTGAAAATATTCACTCATACCATTTTACTCACTCTCTGATCAAAATCATACATTATGTTGATTGACATTATATATCTATCTTCATCAGAATGATTGGTCTCTGTCTTATGCTTTAACCAACCAGGAAATAATAACACATCATTAGTCTCTACATCAACAGTATGCCACTTTAATCCAAGACTATCATAGTTACCATGCATAGGTTCAGCACACTTGTATATCTGCATTGGATTTTCTATCAATAAATTTCCACCTTTAGGTGGTACATTTAGATAGCATGATACAGCAACAATAGCTCTATTGTGCATGTGTTCTGCAGTCCATCCTCCTTTGGGATGTACATTAACCCATGACTCTGAAATATAATTCTTTACTCTTGGTTCAAGTCTCCAAGTTTCCCATATCTCTCCAATACGAGACGGCAACCACCCCTGCACAAAATCTCGGAACTCTGTCCAAGTGTGAGGAGGATGGTATTGAGTACCCATAAGAACAACACTAGTCTCCGCACCATCTCTCATAAGAGGTTGCGGGACATTATATTGTGTTGTAATATCCTTTGCTATCTTAAGATTATCGACTATCTTCTGCTTATTCTTTTGAAATTCAAAATCATACTTCCCTTTAAAGATATAGGGAGCAGGATTAACATAATCTAACATAAACTTCAATCATCATAAACTAAACATTCTGGTTCGTCTGGATTCTGGTCGCAGAATAGTTCTAAGCAGTTAGGATCATGATGATCTCCTGCTACGATCTCGTCATGATGATGCTCTTCATACTCAATAAGATCATGTAATTCTTCTTTTATATGCCTACGTGCTGCAGGATTGAGTTGAGGATCATCAAGGAGCTCTTTATCGTGCTCAATATGTTGTTCGATTGTTGTCATAGTTTTCTCCAACTATACCATAATATTTAGGTCAATCAACTACTGAATCAGGTTTTCCATATATTGTATCCTTAACAAGGAGCATTTTAGTGACGTACCGTAGATTCATGTCTTGTGACTCATGTGCTAATGAAGCTATAATATAGCGTCCGCTATACTTTTTGTCAACCGCAATAGTATCACCAACTTTACCTGTTGCAGGAATAGTAACATAAACACCATAACCTACATATAGATCCAGATTACCAGGTACAGTAATCTCTAATCTAATATTCTTCAAAGATTCAATACGCATCCATTGATATGCTTGCAACTCAACGAGTTGTTCATAATTCTTTTGAGGATTCTTCTTAAACTTAGGATCAAATATCTGATTAGGTAATGCAGTATACCGTATTCTCTTAGGATAGTCAAGCAAATTCCGAATACCTTTATCCATTAGAATCATTGGATTCTTATCTTTAGTAGTTCCAAGGTGAGACATCTTTGGCCATATCTCTTTATTACTATACCTATAGGTATCAGCAGATATATCCTGACTAACATCAGTTCCTACCTTAGAGTTACCAAGTGTAGTTGGATCAAAACCTATACTATATCCAGACCAAGTACCATGCCTTAATCCCATAAGATAACTTCTTTCATCAGGAAAAACAACAGATTTAATTTTCCATTGATCTTGATCACCATCATCTATACTCTTAGGAACATATTCATAAACATGTAGTTGTGCATCACCAGTAGAAAAATTAGTCTCTGCCTCTGCAGATTGATCGTTAACCTTCTCAATCATACCATCTATAGACTTAAAATGATATCCCAAGGCATTTTCAAAGAACGCATATGCATTCTGCAATGTCCCACCTTTCTTTGCCTTACGAATAGTACGCTGACCTATCCAATAGATAAGATCAAATGGTCTCCAGTTTGATGCTATAAATTGATGATTATTAATAGACTCATTTTCATCAGTAAATACTTTCTTCTTTGAGTAAATATAATCTTTACCTGTCAATAACTTTTTAACAATAGCCTCTGCCTTAGTACCAGTTTGTGTAGCTAAGTATGCTGTCTTTTTACTTAAATCCTTTCTCTTACCAAAAATTACTTCACTATGACCAAATATATTAACAGTCTCATTCTTTAAAAATTCATCAGTAGTAGCCTGAACTATAAAGATATCAGACAATTGGTTAGATCGTGAACGATCTTGTATATCATAAGTTCTAAAGAAATAACTCCTATCTAACATTTGACTTCTAATATCCAACCTCCACATCTCAGATCCTGTCAAAACAGCTTGAAGACCTAATGAATCTCTAATAGCAAAACTTGCTTGAATAGCACCATGAGTAATACTTGTATATACTTCCCAACCACCTAAAAATTCATTAAAATTCCAATTACCATCAACTTCAACACGCTTACCATCCCTATAAATTGAGAGGGCAAGTTCAACTTCACCTACCTGATTAGGTTTAAGAGACCCTCTTCTATTCTGAACAGCACTACTCATGAGAATAAACCTTTCAAAGGATTACTAAAAGAATTTAGCATACTAACTGCTGTGCCCCATATACCACGATTACCAGCACTTCCACCTCCTCTTGATCTTCCACCACCACCTCCACCAACTATTCTTGGTTGATTTGCACTAGCAAGAACTGTCTGAGCCTGAGCATT